CCAAATGAAACATCTAATAATTATCCTAGACTCATAGATGAACCTACAACATCAAGGCTGGCAAGAAATGAAACTGCCAATACGAGCTCGGTGGTATCACTTAAAACAGGCCGCATAACAGAAAATGATACATCATCAGTTGAAAGGGCGCCATACTATAATGCACAATACCCATACAATAATGTGTATGAGTCTGAGTCAGGCCACGCACTAGAATTTGACGATACCAAAGATAATGAGAGGGTTCACTTATACCACCGTGCAGGTTCTTACATGGAGTACGGTCCTGATGGTTCTATGGTTGAGAGAGTACAGAAAGATAAGTTCTCGGTGGTAGTCGGGGACGAGAGTGTCCTCGTCAAAGGAGATGTAACGGTGACGATAGAGGGTAACGCAAATATACTTGTAAAAGGTACATATACACTAGAATCGGAGGGTAATATGACACTCAAAGCACCTAGAATAGATTTGAATCCATAATGGCTGCGGTACATAGAAACGGAGACTCAAGGTCATGTGGTGCATCTACTGTTTCAGGACAAGGTAAGAATGTCTTTGCAAATGGTAAATTGGTTTCAATCAATGGTGACCCGAATAGTCATGGTGGCGGGCCTTTGTCCGCATCGGTGAATCAAGTATTTGTGGGAGGCACAATGATTGTAGAAAATGGTGATTCAGCCTCTGCTGATGCCTTATGCCCATCTGGACCATCTCATTGTTCACCGAACGCTACAAGTGGTTCTCCTAATGTAATTGTTGGAAGTTAGGTATAAATAAAAGATGGCAGAGATAACAATAAAAAGTAATAGAGGTTTTGTAGACTTGGATTTGAACTTTAATGTGCATCCAACTACGAAAGATATTAATAAGTTTAAAAATGAGAATGCTATAATTAATTCAGTAAAAAATTTGGTTTTAACAAATCATTATGAAAGACCATTTCAGCCAGATTTAGGCTCTAATTTGAAAAGATTACTCTTTGAACCGGTTGATAATGCAACAGCAGCTTTGCTTGAGAGAGAGATAACAGAAACCATAGAAAATTTTGAACCAAGGGTTCAATTGAGAGATGTTACAGCTTCTGGTTTCCCAGATGAAAACGGTTATAAAGTTGAAATAGTGTTTTACCTCATAAACAACCCAGACCCAGTTACAGTAGATTTCTTTTTAGAGAGAGTAAGATAAATGGTAGATCGCCTAAGAGTAACAGAACTTGATTTTGATACAATCAAGACTAATTTAAAATCTTTTTTACAACAACAATCAGAGTTTTCGGATTACGATTTTGATGGTTCTGGTATGTCTATTCTTTTAGATATATTAGCTTATAATACTCACTATAATGCGTACTACTTAAACATGGTTGCAAATGAAGCTTTTTTAGATACAGCTCTTCTCCGTGAATCTGCTGTGTCTCATGCAAAAACTTTAGGTTACACACCACATTCAAAAAGGTCACCAACTGCAACAATCACACTTACAGCTAATGTAGCAAATCTTCACGCTGGTACTTGTACAGTTGAAGAAGGTTATTCATTTTTATCAGATCAAATAGATGGTAAATCATATAACTTTGTTGTGTTAAAAGATACAACTGTAACAAAAACTGATAGAGGTGAGTATATTTTCACAGATTTGGCAATAAACGAGGGCCAACTTGTAACTAATCAATTTACTTTTGTTCAATCGTCTAATCCAAAACAAGTATTTACGTTGCCAGATAAAAGCATAGACACAACAACAATTAAAGTTACAGTACAAGATACATTATCAAACACATCAGTTAAAATTTACAATAAAATTGAAGACACTCTTGATGTTGATGGTGCATCGGAAGTGTATTTTTTAAGTGAAAATAGAGATGGTAATTTTGAAATATATTTTGGAAATGATAGTGTAGGTAAAAAACTAGGAGATGGATCTACAATAACCGTAACATATTTGGTAACAAATGGCACAGCTGCTAACAAAGCAAATAATTTTGTTCAAAAAACCAGCATAACAGATTCTAATGGTGAAGACACAACAATAACACTCACATCAGTTTCAGCTGCATCTGGTGGGTCTGATAAAGAATCAGTTGATTCAATAAAGTTCTCTGCACCAAATCAATTCACAACACAAAACAGACTTGTAACAAAAAAAGATTACGAAACAGCAATTTTACGAGAAGTGCCAAGTATTGACTCTATATCAGTATGGGGTGGTGAAGAAAATGTTCCAGTAGTATATGGCAAAGTCTTTATATCTTTAAAACCAAAAGATAACTTTTTTGTATCTGAAACTGAGAAACAAAGAATTATTGATGAAATAATTAGACCAAAAGCAATCATATCGGTTGAATCAGAATTAGTTGACCCCGACTTCACTTTTATATTACCTACAACAAATATAATTTTTGATCGCAAAAAGACAACTCTTTCAGACGAGGCATTTAAAAACGCAGTTAGAAATTCAATCATAAGTTATAACACCACAAATTTAAGTAAATTTAATAGTAAGTTTTCTTTGTCTAAGCTTTCTAAATTTATAGATGATACAGATACAAATGCTATACTCGGTTCTGAAACATCAATTAGACTACAAAAAAGAGTTACACCTACAATTGGCACAGATAATTATAGGGTAGATTTTGGTGAAAGATTAAAAAGAGGTACCACAAATGAAAAATTAGTATCAAGTCAATTTGGTGGGTTTGATGCAAGTGGTACAGCAAGAACTGTTCAATTTGAAGAAGTACCACAGTCATCGACAGGTGTTTCAAGAATAACAGTTATAAATCCTGGTTTTGGATATACTGAGGCACCAGATGTAACAATCATCGGTGATGGTGTTAATGCAACGGCCTTTGCTGAGATTGCAAATGGTGAAATTACTAGAATAATATTAAATAACAGAGGTTCTGATTATACAACGGCTGTAGTAACGATAACTGGTGGTAATGGGTCTGGCGGTGAAGCCACAGCCGCAGTTGATTCAAGAAATGGTACAATCAGAAGTGTTTTCTTTGATACAGATGGTAATAGACAAATCATTAATGATAGTATTGGTGAGATAGACTATGAGACAGGTGTTATAACAATCGAGCCTGTTAATATTACAAGTGTTTCAACAGCTGATGGATTATTAAGATTTACGATAGGCTCTGAAAGTGGTGTCGTAGAATCGACTAGAAATAACATAGTTACAATTGATGTAAATGATAGCACAGCTATTACAACAACTCTTGAGGTAGTAGATTAATGGCTCATGTGGCAAACACTTCGTCATTAAAGACATCTTTATTAGTTAATCAGCAAGTTCCTGAGTTTGTAAGAGAGGAACATCCTCTCTTTATTTCTTTTTTAGAAGCGTATTATGAATTTCTTGAAAATGAACAAGGCACTCAAAATAATGATGCTACAAGAATATCAAAAGATTTAAGATTTGTTCAAGATGTAGATACTTCTATAGGTGCATTTGAAGATAATTTTTTAAACACATACGCAAATTTGGTGCCTAAAGACGCTATAGCTGATAAGGCGTTCTTGATAAAAAATATTCTACCGGCATATTTAGCAAAGGGTAATAAAAAGTCATTTGATTTCTTGTTTAGACTTTTATATGGGGAAGAACTTGATATTAGATTCCCTAAAGATCAGATATTAAGAGCATCAGATGGTGATTTTACAATTGAAAGAGTTTTAAGACTTAGAGATGCTGTGTCATCTTTTTATGTTGGTGATGGTACAACAAATACTTTTAAACTGGCACAAGGAGTAACAGAAGATCAAATTGTTGTTAGAGTAAATGGTGATCGAAAATATTCAATTGCAGATGCAAATACAGCAGCTGCATTTCACACAAGAAAAGAAGAAAAGAAAATAATATTTACGAGTCCACCAGCCGTAAACGCAGATATACGAATTGAATATTTGGACTTCTCAGAGTCTATTTTAAAAAATCGAAAAGTTACAGGTGCAACATCAAATGCTACAGCTTTAGTTGAATCATCTGTGCCACGATTGCTTGAATCACAAAGATCGATAGAGGTATTTTTAAACAGAAAAACAATTACAGGCACTTTCTCTCAAGGTGAACAAATATTAACAGATATTATTGATGAAGAAAATAATATTATTGATCTTTCATGTAATACAACATCATCACTTGAATTAATTAGGGTTATTAATGGTGGTTCTGGTTACAATATTGGTGACCCTGTTACGATCACCGCAGGTGGTTTTGAACAAGAAGGTGCAGCTGAAATATCAGTTGTGAGAAGTGGATTTACTGATAATGCTAATATACATTTTGGTGGTGCGGGGTTTAGAGTTTCAGACTTAGTTGTAGGTAGGTCAGGTGATGCACAAACTACTTTCGCAGTTTCAGCCGTAGATTCTGATATAAAAGCTCATCAGAATACTTTTACATTATCAACAACACTCATAAATGAAATAGATGTAAACCAATCACTTTTAAGTCCTGATTACGGTTTCATTGCAAATGTTATTTTTTCTGCTAACTCTGGTGTTACCGGACTATCATCACAACTTGATTCACTCACCGGTGGGACTCCTTATTCGACTGGATATCAGGAAAGAGTGGTCTCGGATCTTACTGATTTAAGTTCATTCGCACAATCAACGATAAGACCAGTTTTTCATTATGTAAGT